GTAGTGTCTGCATCAGTAAAGGTTGCACCTTCGTTGATAGTAGACGCAGTTGCAGCAGGCTCAATCAAAGTGATAGGAGCAGCAGCGGCGTGAGAAGCAGCAGATGTGCTAAGTGTGCCACGAGCAACAGTAACGTCGTTACCAGAGACCGACTGGATCGTCAAAATTTCAGCATCAATCAAGAGGAGATCATTCACGTCGAAGTCTGTAGCAGCGCTAACAGTCAAAACTGTATCAGCAGCGCTGAAGGTGGATACTGTAAACTGTGCAGTATCAATAGCGTTTTTAAGTGCAGCGTTTGCGGCTCTGATGCACTTAAGGGTGCCGCCGTAGAGCAGGAACTGCGCAGCGCTGAACCAGTATTCGTAGTTGTATTCGTTGGGGCGTCCGAAGATCGCCAAGAGCTCTCGCTCTGAGGTAATAGAGGTAATTTGCTCTACGGGACCTTTCTCAAATGAGCCAACGATGGCGGCGACATTATCGACTGTCGCGTTTACAACGTTGGTCAGATCCCTTTCAAGAACAACGACCCCTGGTGAAAGTTGGGTAGATGCCATCGGTTAATCTCCTGATTGAAATTCTATCAAAGATGCTGAAATTATTTATCGAAACGCATTATTCCACTGGGGAAACGAGCCGTAAATTACCAATCAGGGTAGTCAGACTCTACGATCTTACGTTTCCTCTTCTTATTTCGTTTCACTCTCCAGATATAACAACCCTTGCATTCATATGCATATGCACCTGGCGTGTTACCTCTGTCTTTTCTAGTCTTATAGAAATCATCGGTAAGGGTTTTAATCTCTCCACAGATTTTGCATTTCCTTTGGACAAATAGTAAATGCTCTAACCCAAACTCCTGATCTAATTCCATTATCTATAGTCCCACATATACGACATGTCTCCATATTCACCCACACTCTCCGCATTATTCCATACCTGACCTTCAGGATCGACAAATGTCTCTTCATCGAGTCCATCAGATATAAAACCAAAGGGTGCCATATCAGCTTCGATCGCTTCTTTCTGCTCAGCATACATGCGTGCTCTGACATCAGAGTCATGCAATTCTCTAAAGTAATCTGACGTTGCCAACCATGAGAAAATTACAAGACACATAGCAAGGTCATCATTACAACCTTCTTCTGCTTCCCATGCTTGACCTTTTTGAATGAATGTAGTCAACTCAGCAATGATATCATAGTCATTAAAGATAAGTTTGTCATCTTCAATCAACTGTTTCATGTTTGCGCACCCAGTCTTCTTGACTGCGGTAGACATCTTAACACCTAATTGCACTTTAGATCCAGAGAATCCTTGACCAACTACCTGACCAGCACGTCCACGCATAGAGCACATCAGTAGATTGTCATACTCTAAATCAAATTGCATAGTATCTGCTACCTGTCCTCCAATATCATTTACTTCAATCATTACATAAGCATGATTATATGCTTTAGCAACATCATTAATGATGTTTGGGAATAGCAGTGGTTTAATTTTATTGTTTCTATACTTCGCTACCATCCTATATGGAATAGTAGTTGTGTCCATGACACAAAATGCTGAATAATCTTTTGTTAGACCACGAGCAACGTCAACTGTCATACAGTATGTGTGCTCTGGGACTGGCTCGGCAAAGATATCTAATCCTTGATTAGATTTAATCGGGTCCTCATATACCAGTGTCTTTAATTTAGATGATGTAATCAGAGTGTTAACAGATCCAAGGAATTCACATTCAAATTCTTGGTTAAACTGCTCTTCTGATGTGTTGCGAATTGTTTGCTCTTTCCAGTCAGCGTCTCTACCTGGCACCTCTGACCAATGCACCTCAGTAGTAACGTATTCATTCTTTCCTTTCTCCGCATCATGCCAAAGTTTATAAAACATATTCATCCCTTTTGGCGTGGAGATGATAATCACCTTAGTAGACTTACCTGAAGAAATAGTAGGATAAACAGAGCTAAAGAACTCATCAGCAATATGCGTTGGAATAAACGCAAACTCGTCCAGAAAGATGATATTAAAAGACATACCCCTGACTGCAGAAGCAGAAGTAGAAGCAGCCATGATTTTACTTCCATTCTCCAATTCGAGCGATCCTCTATTCCAGTTGATGACTCCTTGCTGGAGCCATTTTGGGAGGTTTTCATAAGACAGTTGCAAGCGTTGGAGCATTTCTCTTGCCGTTGCTGCTTTGTTAGCAAGAATGGCAATGTTTACTTGATCATTAAACAGTGCATACCACAACAGATAAGCAGTCACAACTGTGGACTTACCTGACTGTCGTGGTAGTTTTGCAATATTAAATCTATTATCATGAAACTTCCTCACCATGTCGGATTGGAAATCGTACATGCTAAATGGCACCAGACCTTTATCAAGTGAAACGATCTGGATATATTCTTTAATGAAATATACTGGATCCTGCTGACATTTTATAAATTCTTGTACTTGCTCAGGCGTAAAATTCTGAGCAACGTTTGCACGTTTTAGATTAGGATTACCAAGGTAGATTTCATTCTGACTCATTCAACAAGCGTCCCGTGTGCGCGTCTAATTTCTCTCAATTCTTCAAAGTCTTTTTGCTTAGTGCCACCATCATATGGCCAAGCAAAACCTTCCTCGATCATTGCTTCATTAAGCGAGACTTCTGCGTCCCCAATGTATAACCAGCCGAGAAGGCGACCGTACTTACCCACACCGCCAACAAGCTCTGTGCGAATAGTAAGCATGTCATCACCATCGATAGCACCTTCCAACTTACCTTTGAGCCAGTTGGTTGCATCAATTCCGAGTGCTTTTTCTTCGAGATCCCTTGTGCGTTTTTCTGGAGTATCGACGCCAGCGACACGAACTCTTTCTTTTTTATAGAGATCAAATCCCAAATCGATAAGTACATCTATTGTATCTCCGTCAAGGACCTTCACTATCTCGGTCACTCGGAAGTTGTAGCAGGACTTCCTGCTTGGGGGTGTCATGGCTCCCATGTGATTCCCTCTCATCTATACCTAGTATATAGTAGATAACATAGGCTACACTTACCAACAGTATCACCAACATCCAAATGATACTCCAAGTGACTCCGTTGACATCTGCTAATGGGCGAAGGAATAAATTCATAGGTTTCTATATTTGAAATCGAGAATACCTTTGTACAGCTCCTTCTGTAGATGGGAAAGGTGCTCTTGCTCATGATATGGTCGAGCAGGGGCACCTGGCCAAAGTCTTATTGTTTCATTCACGCAATGATATAGAAGACATATATCTTCTATTGTCAAATTATAACTGAATCTTGATTCTTCTTCGTCTTCGTGATCTTGATGCATTAAGGGTTTTTAGGGTCGATTCCCAGTGAAACGAGGTAGTCAATCCACCACTGGGGGTTTGCATTACTCTTCCATTGGGGGACCTCTAGACCCCTCTCCGAATACCACTCATAGAGTGCCTCATCTATAGTCTGTGCGATCTCCATATTCCTCTTCCTCCTCATCAACGTCCGCATACGGGTCCGCCACGAAGGGTCCTCGTTTTCGTAAAGGTTCTCGTCTGACATAATCAACTTCAGCATTTGCTGTTGCAATCCATACGGCAAGTTTCATCACTATAAAAATGACAGCTATAGGTGATAGACATGCTAGTAGAATGAGTTGTGATCTCATTTATGTTTCTTGGCAAAGGGTTCCCAGTGCTCCCAATTATATTTATGTATAGCCCAAATACCTAAAATGGGTACAAACACTAAAAGCATTGAGAGAGTCCCTATACCATAAGGACTCTCCATCGTATGTCTAACAAACAAAGCTACCTTGTCCATGTCATTTCCATTGTGATACAGAGCAGTAGAGTAAAACCTAATACGAATATCGCACTCATGAGAAATACTTCTGCAGCATATCAATACGCTCTTGCTCATGGGCAATGACATCCAGTTGCTCTTGAATAGCACCAAGGACATCAGGATGCTCACCGATACCTACAGGATTTTTTAGATAGATCTCAATGTTGAGTCTTGCTTTTTGGATGTTGCCCTCAGCGTCTGTCCTGAGAGCAGTAAGAATTTCGTTTCTCATGCTGGATAATCCCAATCTGTTATGTTTTGTGTTTTGTGCCATGGTCCCCACCCACCAGTATAGATGTAAGGAGTAGTGCGAATGGGGCAAGTGTCACCAGTGCAGAGAAGATCATCAACGATTCTCCATGATTCCATGACTTCATCAGCGTGTACAAAGTGGGACTGGTCCCCATTGATAGCGTCATAAAGAAGTTTCTCATAACCGTCGATAGCTCTGTCCTGTGGATAGTCGTGAGTTAGAGTTGCTAACTCTAGATCGCTATTAAGACCAGGCGATTTAATATCGATCCGAATGTCCAAGTGTGGTCTTGGTTGTAATCGCATGACGATACGGTCATTGACCTCACCCTCATACAATTTTACTGGTGGTGCTTTAAGTTTGACAACTACCTCTACACATTGATAGGGTAGTTTCTTGCCTGTCATGATGTTAAAAGGAACTCCCTTCCATCTCCAGTTATCGACATATAAAGTACCAGCACAATAGGTAGGAGTGTCACTGCTAGGACTAACGCCCTCTTCATTACGGTAAGTATCATACTGTCCAAGGACCATATTCTCGCTAATTCTAGTTGCAGCTAGGACTTTTGTCTTCTCACGTCTGAGTTCCCTAGCATTCATTTTGTAGGGAGCATCACAAGCAATCAATGCCAAGACTTGCAAGACATGATTCTGTAGCATATCCCTCACTGCACCTGATGTCTCATAGTATTGTGAGCGACCTTCACAACCAATAGTTTCAGTTGCAAAGATTTGAATTTCATCTATATATTCCCGATTCCAAATTGGCTCAAGCAAAATATTGCTAAAGCGCGTAGCAAGAATATTGTTAACAGTATCTTTACCAAGATAATGGTCGATGCGATATACCTGTTTCTCGCGTAGATATCTCCCCACCACAGACTGTAGATGATCAGCAGATTTATAATCGTGCCCAAAGGGTTTCTCCACAACCAGACGGGATCTTTCTGGGTCGTCAAGGAGTCCTGCTTCTTTGAGATTGATGATAGCATCTTCATATCTTTCTGGAGGTACTGATAGGAAATATGTATTATCTTCTAAGTAATCTGGTAAGTGAGTAAACGTTTCTGGATTAGTCAGATCCGTTGAAACATAATCCAGATGGTGGAAAAACTTTTCTGGGTAATCACCAAGTGATTGTTTCCACTGCTCTACTGTAGGTTCTCGTCGAGCAGTCCCTGTTATAACAAAATTCTCTGGAAGAAGACCTTTCTTCCAGAGATTATAAAGTGCAGGGATAATTTTCTTTTTACACAAATCACCAGTGGCACCAAAAATAACAAGACCCTTAGTGCGCTGTTCCATTTCCGTCATAATCATCCGATTCGTAGTAGACATTTTCACCTTTTCGTACCCCGAAATATATTGTGGATAATACAAAGGGTACCGCGATCCATTTAAGAAAATCACCGAGGTGCATGGTCTTTCATGCCAGTGTGTTGACCATCATTAGGAAGTTTACCATACTCTAGATATTCAATGGCTTGCTTTGATCCCTCCAATCGAGTCAGTTGTTTGTCCAACTCCAACCACCTCTCATAGGCAACATCAAGTTTGCCTTGCTCTTCTGAGAGTTGTTTGATTCTTTTTTCAAACCTCTCTAGTAGTTGTTGGTTGTTTTCAGTTTGTTTCATCGTACGTTGTGTCCTCCAAACATGTAACGCATCCCGTTAAGGATTTTATATGCAAATTTGCCTAGTCCTCTGGAAGAGAATCTCTCATAAAGAGCAGCAGATAATACAGGAGCGGGTACGCCAAGGTCCACAGCGGTATGAACAGTCCAACGACCTTCGCCACTGTCACTGACACCCCCGTCAAACTTATCAAGTTGAGGGTCGCTTCGTAGTACAGACGCAGTAAGATCAAGTAACCAACTCCCAACCACGCTACCGCGACGCCACAACTCAGCAACCTCAGGTACATCAATGTCGTAACAATAATCTTCGGGGCATTCCATGGGAGCCACTTCGGCGTCACCCTCAGCCACATAAGCTCTTCCTGCATTTGCCTCTTTAAGGATATTAAAACCCTCTGCATAGGCTTGCATGATACCATATTCTACACCATTATGTACCATTTTGACAAAGTGTCCTGCGCCAGGACCACCACAATGCAACCATCCACGCTCTGCAGGACTTATGTAATCGCCAGTCTCTGTACGAGGTGCTGACTCAATGCCTGGTGCGAGTGCATTAAAGATTGAAGAGCAGGCGGATACTGCAGTATCTCCGCCACCAACCATAAGACAGTATCCACGGTCCAAACCGTAAACACCACCAGAAGTGCCACAGTCAATATACGCGATGCCCAATTTTGCAAGACGCTCGGCTCTTTTCCGACTGTCCTTAAAATTGCTATTGCCATGATCAATAATAATATCTCCTTCACTACAAAATTGTAGTAACTCATTGATAGTATCCTCTACGTTTTCTGCAGGTACAACCATCATAAAGACTGCAGGTGAATACATTGTTTCACCTGACTTCTCTCCATAGATGGATGGCTGCCTGTGCACAACTTCTACAAGTTGTTTGAGTGTGTAAGCAATGCCAGAGACATGACCATTTTCATATGCCTCTTCGGCTTTCTTGAGATTCCTACGGAATCCCCACACCTCATGACCATTTTTCATCAGACGACGGGACATGCCCTCGCCCATACGACCGAGACCAATAATTCCTACTTTCATACTTTGTAAATTCTATGTGAGCATTGCTATAGCATCAGACAGCTCTTTTGCGTGCTGCTGTTCGTCTTTCATTATAGCAAGTATTTTCTCATCTTCATGGGTTGTCAGGTATTTCTCATATGTGTGAGCAGCATGTATCTCAACTTGCTCACTCAGATGATAAGCAGACTTAGGAGCAATAAAATAATACCCCACGTTACACCAATAGTAGATAAGAACCAAATGATAAGCGAGGAAGCGATCAATCCAACGATCAGCGCCTCCACGTCTTTCCATTTCTTGTAAGTGTTCTGTTTCATTGACTGTTTGATAAAAGTGCTCTTTCATTAAATGAAAGTGTGCTTCAGTCCTTAATCCTAGAGACTCCTTGTAATGGAGGACACTCAAGAAAGCAAAATAGGGTGCACGAGCAATAACCTCTAACACCCAAAAACGTTGTATATCTCGATTACGATAGAGGAAATCCAATATCGCAACCGTTATGTTTAGGACAGTAACGTTAATCTGTCTCATGAAACGTGAATCACCCCCGTCATGCCAGCGCCTTGGTGGGGTGCACAGAAGAATTCATAATCTCCTGCTTCGTTAAAAGTAATATCTTGAGATTCACCTGGTGAAAACATCAAAGATTCTCTGCTGAGATCTTCTCTTCCTTCAACGATGATATTGTGAGGCGGCAACATACCATTAACAAAATGGACAGTATCTCCAACTGAAATACTAATGTCGCTAGGATCAAAAATCAGATTACCATTCGATCCCATTGTAACATCAACTGCCCATGCTGGTAGGGCAATAAAAAATGAGGCAAGAAATGCAACTAAAAACTTCATTAAGTCTCGTTATGCAACTACCTTATGTATGTGTAATTTTGCCTAGTCGTTACAATTCAGTCAGGATCTACTGACGTATTAAAGTCAGTGAGAGCCTTCTTTCTTCCCTCAATCATACCATCAATATACCCAGCACGATACTCCCAAGTTTGTCCACCATCCTGCCCTTTCATAGGATTGATACACTGGTGATTACCATACTTATTACAAACTAGACCTGCCAGATCTAACTCTGAAGATTCGCTCTGTGCTCCAGTGCCGCGCCATACATGTTTACCATTGATCCATGTGGCACCACACTTCTCACACTCCTTTCTTTCAAGGGAGAAGTCCGAAAATTCCATAATAACCTACCTCAACAATTCCAAGCTCTAAGTGATTTGTTAATTCTGCTATCGGGATCATTCGCAGTTTTTTTAGAAGTGAGTTTCTTTTTCATGCCGCTCATTCGCGCACAAAAACTCGCTCTACGAGGGTTCCCAACTTTCTTTGAAGGTCTCTTAAGATCGCTTCCTGGATTTTCTCTTTCGTAGCTCTTGCGTCCTTTTTCATTCAATCCACCTTCATCATTTTTGCCTGACTTTTTTTGCCAGTCCTCTTTTTGATAGTCTTTATCCTGCATGAAATTTACAGGAGACTTACCCTTTTCATCTTTGCGCTTCTTAGCACCCTTCATTACTTCTCTCATCTTCAACGCATTAGAAACCGCCCTACGTCTTGAAGGTCTACCCAATGGGGGATTAGTCTTGTCAATCGCTCTCGCGACTGATAGACCTACACCTTCATCGACAGTTTCTTTGTTGAATTCAGAGAAAGATTTCATTTTTTGTTTTTAGGGTTAGATGCACAATTCATCTCGTGCTTTTCGATCCAAGTTTTAGGACGCCAGTGTCCACGAGGTGCAGTGAGTCCACAATGTGCACACACCCAAACACCTTCAGGCGTTTGACTAGCCATAATGATATGCTCCTTTGTTAGTTTTCTTAGGGAGTTTTCCACTTCTGACCTTAGTGCCTGAAGTCTCTCCGTAACTGTCGGGATGTTTACCCGCTTTAGTTTTTCCAATAGAATCGGATTTAGCTTTACTACCTTTCTCAGTATAGTGCAATTTGGCAGATTTGTCCTTATCTTTAGTGATTACTGACTCTTGCCCATGCTTTCTACCGAGGCGACGCATGACTTTGCCAAAGCGCCGTTTAGACATCTTATCAGGTTTTGAGGTCTGATAGGAAACTTCTCGGCCAGTTTCTCCACTGTCATACTTATATTCGCCCACACCTTTCTTGTGACCGATGCCATGCTTCTTGAGATCTTTCTCAAGTCCTTTACGCTTCTCGCGATTTTTCTTCTCGTCTGATCCTCTATCAGCACTGATGTGTCCAGTAACCTGAGTCTTGGACTTATGCATCATGCGACCTGTGCGGTTGCCTTCTGCAATAAACTCTTTGTAAGTAATAGTGCCTTCTTTCTTTAGACCGAGCTTACGCTTGATCTTGTCACGCAAACCTTCTTTCTTAGGAGGAGTGTAACCCTTCTGACGCTTAGCATAGTCCATGTAGGACTCACCCTTACGCAGTTTCTTAGGATCTTCCTTCTTAGCAGCAGGTTTAGATGCAGCAGCACGATCCTCACGAGCACGCTGGTTAGCGCCAGGACCACCCAATTTACGATCCTGATCAGGATCGGGATGCCAGAAGTCACCACGCTCATTGATGGTTTCTTCCTTCACGGCACGAGCAGCCTTATACATGGACTGTGCTTCACCATGTCTACCTTCTTTTGTAGACTTCTTACTCATGTCCATGAGTTGTTTCTTACTATACTTGTGACCCTTAAGGACAGAATCCATATCCTTCTCGGACATTCCTTTTTCCATCAAGGTATCTTCTTTCAGTTTTGCACGCTTTGCTTTTGCTTTAGCGAGAAGACGCTCCTTTGCAGCATTCTGCTTTTCCTTAGGAATGTTAAACATATTACGATCAGTCTTCAACTTCTCGTCGGGTTTATCATAACCTTCAACGTTAAGAGTCTTGGGGTAATCCTTGTCACCTTTCTTAGCAGGTGCTTCACCACGCTTACGCTTGGCATGAATGTTATCCCAGAGACCTTTCTTCTTCTCTTCGATATGCTCTACGCTCTCTTTCTCATATACTGGTTTTTCACCTTTCACCTTTTTATCTCCACGGCGTGAGCGATGAAGTGCTCTCCTTAAAACAGCATGTCCATGCTGATTGTGAGAGGTGCCAAACTTACGCAAGTTTCTTGCATCTTCTTTACCTTCATCATCTAATTTTTTATAGGTGTCAACCTTTGCTTCAACCATCTCACCTTCATGCTCAACATGCTCACCGTGAGATCCTTCTTCCAAAACTTCTAGTGTTGATACATCCACACCTTTCTCGATGCCATGCTCAAACATTACGTCATACCACGCGACATTACCATCAGCATCAGGGACAGCATGTTGTCCGTAAACACACTCACCAACACCCCATTGCTCAGAGCAGACCTTCTTAGCACAGTTGTGCATGGTCTTTTTCTTGACGCAATCTTTTTTCTCAGCTACATATTCTTCATTCTTCTTTTTCTTAGAAGTATCCATGATGGCACCCTTGCCATACTTCGCTTCAATGGACTTCTTCACATAGTCAAGGGCAGAGTCTTTACCACTTTCCTTTTTCTTAGGCATAGGTTTGGGTTGTGTCCCACCAGACCTTGCAATACCACGACGACTACCTGCGGATCTATAACCTGAGCCATACTTCTCAAGTTGCTTATCTCTCCAGTGATCATATCCTTCTTCATCCAACGGTTTTTTGTTGGCATGAAACTCATCCACCTTAGTGTATGGTGCATATAGAGGATACTTGTAATCTTCCTTTTTCATTTTTTTCTCAGGCAGACCTTTGTGTTTAGTGGATGCAAAATCCTTGGCGTCTTTCTTTTTTATGCTGGCAGCAACTCTGGAAACCTCAGGCGACGCTTGCCCCAATTCCCCCTTCTGAGCCGCTCTAACCATCCCGAAGAATCTTTGTTGTTTTCTGGAGACGGCGGGCATTCTTTATCCTCCGACGACTTGGACTTGCTCGACAACAACGTCAGCAGATCCAGCGGTGAGTTTGACTGCTCTTTGAATAACTGGAATAGTCCCAGCGGCAGTTTTGGCAGATGATAATGCATAATCCCCCGATGCAGCGCTACTATCGTAGTCTGTTGTGATGGTGGTGTTAGTAACAGCAGTTACCTTCTTCCCGCCGCCAGCAGCAGATACAAAATCAGAAGTAAAAGCAGCATCACCATTTGCAGATGTAGCAATGTAATCTCCGACCACGAAACGATGGGCAGGTGTGCCACCGCCATCAACAGTAACTACCATTGTCGCTGCATCTGTTGCAGCAGAAATAGTGCCACTCT